GATACAGAATTTAGAGATGACATTGTACAAATTTTTAACGATGTTATGAGCGGGCATAACATTAACTTTTTATTTGTAAATGGATCGGTAAGACAGCGCACTCAATTTATTCTAGACATCTACAATACGGAGTTAGAAAAGAGGACAAATCATAATGGATAATCAAGAAGAACTTAATAAACTAGTTTCAGTACACCTGGGTAAGGCGGGGGATGGGACGGTTGTTAAACCATATGTAACACCTGATAATGTTGATCCAACGCTGTTAGTAGCCGTGCCAAGACAGCTTAATCGAACAGCTTACGGGTTAGATGGTGAAAAGTTGCCGTTTGTAGGAAGAGATAGCTGGAACTCATATGAGTTTTCTACGCTTCTTAAAAATGGCTATCCTATCTCAGGCTGGTTAAAATTTGTTTATAATAGTCATTCACCTAACATTGTAGAATCAAAGTCAGTTAAGCTTTATCTCAACTCTTATAATATGGCTCGCTTAATTGATACGCATGATGAGATATACAAGATTGAAAGAATGATTGAAGATGATTTACAAAAGGCGATTGGGGGCCCGGCCTCAGTTGAAGCTTGCTTGTTTATTAACCCTAGCGATACTGTGAGACCTTTTAATGGTGACTTCATTTCTCTAGAGTTTTATTGTGATGTAGAAAACATGTCATTTGATCGTTACAACGAATCGGCTGATATTCTAGAAGTTATTCCAACAAAAGAGCAATACGCTGTTAAACGGCGCTCACATTCCTTACGTTCGAACTGTCGTGTTACTAATCAGCCCGATTGGGGTGATGTGTATATTCATGTGAAGGGTAAGAAAGGAGTTACAGATGAGTCGCTTCTGCAATATATTATCTCAATGAGAAAAGAGAATCATTTTCACGAAGAAATTTGCGAATGTATCTACAAACGACTCTGGGACTTACTTGAACCAGAAGAGCTATTAGTAGGATGTTTATATACTCGAAGAGGGGGTATTGATATTAACCCCGTACGTTCTTCTTCTATGAACCTACTTTATGATCATTCTATTATTAACCCAGCAGTACCTTCTACTAAGACACCAAGACAATGAAATCACCTGATAACAATGTAAATGAAATATGTGGAGAGTTTGTAGATCGCTCTTTGCATGGCTTTAAAAAATATGGTGTTACTACGGAGCGTAATGATTTAAACTTCGATCAATGGTTACAGCATCTAAAAGAAGAACTTATGGATGCTGTTGTGTATGTACATAAAGTACAAAAGGAAAGACATGATGACCCTGGACAAGGCTGTTAGTAATCTACCAAGTATTGAGTATAATCAGAATGTAGTATCGGTACTATCTGGAGGTCTGGATAGTACTATTATGACCTATATCTTAAATGCAAAGTACGGACATCGACCTGATGGTAAGTATAGTCGGGTGATTGCTCTCTCGTTTGATTATGGTCAAAAGCAAAAGCGCGAATTAGAATTAGCTAAAAAAACTTGTGAGTATCTTTGCATTCAACATCATGTACTTGACTTAGGTATTTTAGGAGAGATCGCCAAACCTATCTCCGCTAATATATCTGGTACAAACGTTAATATGCCAACAATAAAAGAAGTTCTTGGTGACCCTCAACCTAAGACTTATGTCCCGTTTCGTAATATGATATTAAATGCATTAGCATTTTCGTTTGCTGAGTCACATAATGCTCCGTATGTCTTTACCGGGTTGCAAGTACACGATGAATACGGATACTGGGATACAACGCAGAAGTTTGTAGATAGTATGAATGCTGTTGCCGATCAAAATAGAACACATAAAGTTAAATTACTAGCTCCCTTCAGTCACTTATCAAAGTACGAGGAGTTAGAAATTGCAAAGGAGATTGGAAATGTTAGACTTGATTTTACTCTTACTTGCTATGATCCTGATTCTTCAGGCAGAAGTTGCGGTAAGTGTCCTTCTTGCAGCGAGCGTATTGCTAACTTTAGTAAAGCTAAACTAAAAGACCCTATACCTTACTCGATAGACATCCCCTGGGAAAAATTATTAAAATGATCGATACAATCTACTTAGACATGGACGGAGTAATTGCTGACTTCGATAAGCATTATTCAAGCTTATATGGAAGTAATTGCAGAGATGATCCTAACAAAAATAATTGGTTTGATTTTGTTGATAGGAAAGGATTTGCCAATCTTCCAATGTGTGCCGATGCCCTTCTTCTTGTACAAGGCCTCAGCGTACTAAACGTTAACATTGAAATACTCTCCTGTGCGTCGGATAAATTTAACTCTAGTCTAGTAGTAGCTCAAAAAATACTCTGGCTAGAAAATAAAGGGTTTGAATCTCTTAACTATAATTTCACTCTTACTAAAAAAGAGAAAGCAAATTACGCATTTGAAAATACCTTACTAATTGACGATTCTGAAGCATGTATAGATCCTTTTAAAGCTGCGGGCGGGTATGCAATCTTGCACAAAAATGCAAAATCAACTATAATAGAAATTAACTGCATGCTTGAGAAAGGTATATTATGTGCGCAATCATCGGATCAAAGAATATTGATACATTAAGAGAGCTTGTAGCTCTTAATTCTTATAGAGGTTCTCATTCTTATTCTTTCTCCCTCTATAATATTACAACAGGTATTTTAACTGTTGAAGTAAAAAAACTTGGAACTATAGATTTAACTAGGCATATAATACCTCATAACAATTACGGTATAGTTCATGTACAGGCCCCTACAACCGAAATGCGCTCGGAGCAATCCATTCATCCTGCCGTTATTACAGAGAAATATCAAACATGGCCAAACAAAGCGCTGTGGCACAATGGTATTATAAAAGCTGAAGTTGTCAAGGGGAAAGCAGCTAAGTATAATACATCGTGGGACACAATGCAGATGTTAGAAAGTGTTCGAACGAGTTTTGATGAGTTGAATGAATTTGACGGTACTTTTAGCTGCCTGTATTATGATCGGGACGACCTTTCGCTGAATCTTTTTCGTAACGAAATTTCGCCCATGTACTTAGATCATGAGTTGAATATTTCCTCTACTAAGTTTGAAGGAAGTATAGAAACCACTCCTAACGTCGTTAGTAAGATTGATTTCAATCGAAACCGACTGATCGCAAAAGCTAAATTTGAAACTGTTGAAAATCCTTATTATTTTGGAGAATGAATGAAGCACATACTCGGACCTAATTCCAAAAGTACTCTATCAAATGTTTGTAATGGAGACAGCCAGCCTAATGCTGTTGATTTGAGGCTTGGAAAGGTATTTAAAATTTTACCTAATGTATTTGAGGTGACAAATGAAACTAAGACCCATAGAGGAACTGAAGAGTTATTACCAGACAGCGAAGGATTCTATTTCCTGGACCCTGGTCACTACGAGGTTGTCATGGAAAACATCATCAACGTCGGTGAGGGTGAAGCTGGCTGGGTTATTACTCGTAGCACTCTTAATCGGAACGGCTGCTTTATTACTTCAGGCCTTTACGACTCTGGCTATCATGGTGTTATGGCAGGCGTTATGCACGTTACGGTGGGTCCAGCGAAGATTAAGAAAGGTACTCGCATTGGACAATACTTGAGCTTTAACGCCGAAGCACTTACAATGTACGATGGGTCATATGGTATTGGAAAAGAACATGATAAAAAATATGGAGCGTAATAATGAAACTTGAAATTAAAATCGAAGACCTACAAAAGAAAAAACTGTTCGTTGCTACGCCAATGTACGGTGGGCAGTGTGCAGGGATGTATACCCGCTCTATTGCTGACCTATCGGCATTCTGCGCAAAATATCAGATCCCTCTTCAACTATACTACCTGTTTAATGAATCGCTTATTACTCGCGCACGTAACTATTGTGTAGATGAGTTTATGCGATCGGACGCCACACATTTAATGTTTATTGATTCAGATATTGGATTCAATCCACAAGACGTTATTGCAATGCTTGCATTAATGGATGATGATACACCTTATGATGTTATGGGAGGTCCATATCCTAAGAAGTGTATTTCGTGGGAGAAAATTAAGGTTGCAGTAGACAAAGGTTTTGCAGATGAGAATCCTAATGATTTAGAGAAGTATGTTGGTGACTATGTGTTTAACCCTAAACATTCGCAGAGAGAAATTCCTCTAGGTGAACCAGTAGAAGTATTAGAAATTGGTACGGGGTTCTTTATGGCACGTAGAAAGACGTTCGAGCAGTATGCTAAAGCGTATCCTGAACTAAGTTATAAACCAGATCATATACGTACTGAGCATTTTGATGGAAGCCGAGAAATTATGGCTTATTTTGATTGTATTATTGATCCAGATTCAAAGCGCTACTTGTCTGAGGACTATAACTTCTGTTACCATGCAGCAAAGGCTGGAATGAAAGTATGGTTCTGCCCTTGGATGAAGTTGCAGCACGTTGGTAGCTATGTATTTGGAGGAAGTTTACTTGATCTAGCGCAGATTGGTGCTTCTGCTACCGCCGATGCAGGGCTTATGAAGAAGGATAAAAAGCAAGTAGTTAAAAAGATCTAAAGGAAGGTCTATATCATGCAATTTGAGAATCGCACTTTAAATATTTTGAAAAACTTTTCTACTATTAACCCTTCTATTGTATTCAAGGAAGGTAATAGTATCACCACGATGTCACCTGTACAAACGATTATCGCTAAGGCTACCATTACAGAGACAATACCAAAGCAGTTTGCTATTGCTGAGTTAAGTAAGTTTCTTAGTGTAATGTCATTGTTTGATACTCCTACACTGGATGTAAAAGACAATCATCTCGAGATTATGAAAGATGATCAATCTGTAAGCTATACATTTGGTGAAGAATCATTAATAGTCTACCCACAAAAAGAACTTAAACTACCAGAGTTTGATATTGAGTTTGACTTACCGGAGTCAACATTAAATAGCCTGTTAAAGGCAATGGCCGTCTTAAAGTATAGTGAGGTTGCTATTTCTGGTACAGGTGAAAGCATCTATCTTGAAACTGTAAATACTAAGAATCCTAGCAGTGATACGTTCAAGGTAAAGGTAGGCTCCACTACCTCTAAGTTTAAAGTAATTATTAAAGATAACAATCTTAAACTTATTAGTGACTCCTATAAAGTTAAAATCTCTAAGAAGGGTCTGGCCGAACTTCAAGGCAAGACCGTAACTTATTGGGTAGCGACGGAGGCAAGTTCTGTCTTTGAATAATATTACGTGGGACATCGAAGTCGGTGCATGCGATTTCGATAATATTAATCCTAATCCCCAACATAAAACTATTTTTGTTGAGCCTGTTCCATATTATGCTAGCAAACTTAGTGATTCATTTAAAGATTTTGAGAATGTAGTAGTTCTTCAAGGCGCCCTTTCGAATAGGGAGGGAGAACTTCAATTAAAATATGTTGAACCGGGAACAGAAAATGCTAGATGGATCAGGGGAATTAGTCACCTTGAAACCCGTTCAAGCCGTCTGATTGATAAAAATAAAACTCTCGGCCATAATTTAGGTAATGTTAAAACAACAACAGTGAAAACATGGCAACTAGACTCTTTAGTAAAAAAATTCAGTATAGAAAAAATAGGAATTTTAAAATTAGATGTGGAAGGTCACGAATTAGAAGTACTAGAAGGGTTTGATTGGTTAGTTAAGC